ACCCCTCTTAGTTTTATCATCAGCATTATTCATATCATTATGTAACTTTGTAAGTCCAATATCAAGGAATAATGCCTGGTCAATGGTTAAATCCTCGTACTTCTCTGCGAATACATGGTAACCATAATACTCCATCCTTATAAAGTGTCCTGCTTCTTTACTAGTTGCTATTTTTTTATATCGGCTTCCAAGGTATCATTATCTACTTCAGATATATGATTAATTCTTTTCAGCTCTGAAACTAATTCATCATATACATCATAAAGTTGATCTATATCTTTGTCTGTTATTTCTTCATCTTTATAAGACTGTTTAATTAAGTATCGGTTTGCTTTGTCCTGTGCCGTGGTTACTCTTTCAACATTTAGATTTGCACTTTGTGTATTATTGCTTTGACCCATGTCGGTTCGTATTGTTCCTAGTCCTTGATTAACTAGTCTTGTATATTCTTCTTTTTCTTTTATTGTTAGTTTTTGTACTATTTGTGTATTTTCTTGTATTGTTATTTCTGCGGTTGCAGATGCGAGTTGTTGTAAATCTTTAAATGACATAAATATATCTCCTTTTCTCCATAATTAACTTTTTTTTTTAATATTTAACTTACCTTATTTCAGTATAATCTATCACGTGCTACTCTTCCAGCTTTAGTTACTACTTTCGCATACATAGGAGTAGTTTTTCTAGTTTGCCCATCGTGCATAATAACCTGATCGGTAGTGAATGGTTGAAGTGTTAACGTTGCTTCAATAACATTACTATCCCCATCAATAGGATCAAGTGTTACCCTTGCACGTGGGAATCTGAATTCTATATACTCATTAGGGTCTATACAGCTACGAGCTTTTAGTATTACTTTGCGGTCAAAGGTTTTACAAGCTTGTAATCTGTTCCACCTGTTACTGTCAGGATTATATCCATTGTGCATAGCACCGACAATAAACTCATAATTACGTCTGTCAAACTTTGTAGTAGCTTCAATTTCAATATTACAACTTTCCATAGTTGGTTTTAAACTGTAAAGCATACTTCCCATACAACGAGCATCTTCACCTGTAATATGATTATTTTCAACAGTAATAGTAACTTCCTTAAAACATTGACTAGCATAATCTGCTAATACTGCTTCTGCATCATCTGCATAAGGTTCTATAATAGCAACCTCATAATCATAACCGACAAGTGGCAATGCCTTAAGCAGATTAAAGTTATCCTTATAAGCTTCAAGATAAATGTCTTTTACAGCTTCTTCACGATAAATAAATCCAAGTTCTACTGTTGTCATATCAAGTGTTGCCTCCCAAGTCATAGAATCCATAATACCACCATAAATTCTTTTCAAGAAGAAATCACTATAAGCAAATTCACCACACCATTCTGGTCTTTCAAGGTTTTCACCTATCCAAAACTCGTGGACATTAAATACTTCATCTTCTGCTCCTTCTTCTGTAGCTGGTACTGTTACCGCTTGAGGAGTAAATAAGTAATTTCCCATAACTCCATAAAGGATGGTTGGTGCACTTTTTGTATGTGCTGTTATACTTACTTCTCCTTGAGGCTCTGGGTATCCATTCCTGTACTCGTCAAGTCCGTTTCTTACATCTTCATTATCAAAATCTTCAATGTTAAGGTCCGGACTTTGACTGTCATTTTTCAGGTAAAATTGTGGTTTTTTGTTTTCACTGAAGCTATCCCAGCCGTAGCGGTGACCATCATCAGTATATACTATTCCAACATAATTTGCCATTTTATACCTCCATATATCTTAATTAATTGTGTTTTCTTTTTTTTCATCCGTTTATTTTTCCTTTATTCTCTGCTTTTCTCATACATTCAATCCAGTCAATACTTATACGAAGCGTTACTTGAAAACCTTTTATTACAACGTCATCTTCTTGATTTACGGCTTCAAGACTACCATCATTATAACCTTCGTCAAGTCGGAAATAATTAATATAACCTATTCCATTAGGGAATATACGGGGATCATAATTTTTAAAAATACTCATGATAGTTTTTGCTTGAAGTTGTAATGCTTTTTGTTCTGCACGTTCTATATCATCAAGAGTATCAACAATAATAGCAACTACAAAAGGATATTCAATAGTACTCATTGTATCGCCCAAGCTATAGGTTTCATCCTCGATTATACGCCAATCCATCTTACGAACCCATATCTCTTGATTAAGTATGCTTCCTTCTGTTCTGAATGTTTGACAAAATTTATCTATTTCCTCAAGTAATCCATCTTGTTTTATTTCCTTGGTTATCCAGCTGCAAAATGCTTCTGGTATCATTTGCAGTGGTGTTTCCATATCAACATAATATCCCATACTCTTAACCTCTATTTTGCTATTGTTTGTCTTACTGCATTATTGAAAATGTTAGGTATTCTATATGTGAAGTTGTGTAATCCTTTTTCTGCCATGTGTCTTGCAGGTTGTCCTCGTACATTAGTCGTAAATACATCAGCACCCCCAGCTTTAAAATGTAACACCTTAGCAGATTTCGGAAATATACGATGTCCACGAGGTCCAAATATACCAGTACCTTTCTCCACGAAAACAGCATAATTACGACTATTAGTAAGCGTTAATCGATGATTACTTACACGAGGCGTCCAGCTATTACGTAGTTTTCCAGTATCAACTGGTGTTTCTCTTTTTACCTCTGTGGTTAATTGTTCTTTACTTATTTCAAGAAATTTACGTATAACAGTATCAGGGGGTATCTTAGTAAATTTTAGCTGGTCTTGTAATCTTATTTCAAGTTTCATTTTATTACTCCTTCACCAGTTACTGTTAGTATACCAAACTTGGTACTTGTTCCGGTTGTTTCTGTTTTATACCCGCTCAGCTCTGCTTTCATCATATCTGGAAATATCTCTGATGGTACAGTCTGGATAGTCCAATCATTAACTTTTACAACACTAAAACTTTTATATGCACTACTAAGAGCACACATATTCGCAACAATACGAGTAGCAACATTCTTATACACATAATACTTAGTTGTTTTACTGTTTACTTCATCTGATGTTAATGGGTTTTCTGTGTAGTCATCAATTAATGCACTTGCTTCTTCTATCCAATCAGTTAATATGTTATCTAGTTTTTCTGTTTCTGTTTTTTCAAGTCCTAGTTTATTTGTTGTTACTCTGCTTAGGTTTTTCACATCGTCTATACTACAATATTTTATCATGTTGATCTTACACCTCCCACGAAATTATTTACTTAAGAAAAAAAAATAGAAAAAAAGGATTAAATTAAATTTATGGTTCTGTTGTAACTGGTAAAGTAGCGTAATCATCTTTACTTATTGTTGCAACAACTGCTTCCTCTGGTTTAGCGTATTTAGCATCTGTATCTAATGTTAAGTAGTAGTATGTAGAGGATGTGTCTGCGTGTCTTTCTGGTTCAATACCAAATCCACGTCCTACACCTAAAATGGTATTCTGTGGGTTTGTAAGTAATATTTTAGCATCTCCACCACAAAGCATATTACGGAACTCTGCATTATTCAATGTTTTACTCGTAAGAATAGGAATGTTATTGAAGTATAAATCTCTTGTTTCACTTACAAGATCAATTTTGCTTTCACGACTATTTTTAATAAAGTGATTGTAAAATGCTCTTCTTACTTGGCTTGGTACAAAGAAGGCATAATTACTTTCATCTTGAGCATACTCTGGTAAACTGTAGTACATTGTATCAAAGATGTCAAGTATGTTATCTACATCAAAGTCTGTTCCACTTGCTAATTGTACGCCTGCTTGTTTTACCCAACCGTCTTTACGAGTGAACTGTTTATCAATATCTTCTTGTTCATTATCGGAGTTTGTGAATTTTTGTCCATCTTTACTTGTATCTCCTAATATACGTGCAGCGTATACCCCATTATAAAAGGTTTCTTTTACTGTTGCAAGACTTACATCAAGGAGGTCATCACCAAAAACATTGTTACGGAGTTGTCTGTCTGATATGGTGAATAAATCTCTCTGGGTTACTGGTCTTACTACATCTTTTTCATGTTTTAATTCAGCTGCTTCTGGTATGTTGTCGAAGTAGTAATTAGCTGGTAAGTGTCCATCTTGACTGGTGTAGCTTTTAGCTGCTTTTACTCTTCTGATTGGTGCTTCTTCACCGTACACGGTCATGTAATTAGCGTAGTCAAAGATGTTTTCTGGTGTGAGCATTTCTCTCACGTATTGAGCGAATAACTCGGTGGATAATATTGCTTTGTTGGTTTCCTCTTCACTAAAGCTTTCTTGGAATACAGCTTTTCCTGCTTTGTTTAAACCGTTTAGTACTCCTTTGTGTTGGTAGTATGGTTTGAGGTTGTATTCTCTTGTGGCATAGATTATTTGTTTGTTTTCTTTGAGTGCTGTTTTTACCGCACTGCCATCTCCTTTTATTGCGTTTTGTATTATATCTCTTTCATGTATTTTACTCATATTGGTTTTTCCTCCTTCATGTTTGAGTGTTGTTTTTCTTGTTGGTTGAGCTG